CTCTTCAGCATCTTCATGACCTAAACCATCTTCAAGATCATCTTCATCCATAGGCTGACCATCGAGAGTAAGAGCATAACCATAACCTTCTCTTGGATTCTCTGGATCATTTACAAAATCTTCTGGCTCACTATATACACCACCTGTAATAAAGTAACCGTTAGGATGCTTTTCAATATTAATGACAAGACCATCATCATTAGGATCGTCAAGACCTACTTCATAAAGCTTACCACCAAGCTCAATAGACTCAAGCTTCCCCTCATCACGAGACTCTTTAATCATTCTTGGTGCTGCAGTAGTAAACGGCTTTGGAACACTTCCTCTAACCTGGCTATAAGCGTCCGACATTGCAGTAAGATCACCTTTAAAATTATTATGCTGTGACATATTATTATTTATAGCAAATAACCAACTTTACAACAAAAAAGAGGAGGTCTTTCGACCCCCTCTTATGTTTTTGAAACTATTAGGACTTTTTAGTTACCTAGAAGCTCTTCAAAGTTCGTATCAGTGCGTGTAGCATAGAAGTTAACTAAGATAAATTCAGCAGTACGTACTGGCTTCAAGTAAATGTCAACAACGAGCTCATTCTGGTCAATCACTTCACCAGTATTGTTACGCTCATCGCAGATAATCATGAAGTCATACAAGCCATCAGAGGACTTAACACGCTCAAAGAATGGTGTCAAGGTATTAGCAACTCTTGTACGAGTAAACAATGTGTTGTTCTCAAAGAGGAAGAACTGCATTGTCTTCTTCGTAATCTTCTCAAGGTAGAGGAAAGTACGACGAACATTAATACGATCAAATGCACTTGGCTTCTTAAGGAGTGTCTTCTGTCCGAAGATCACATTACCTTGATCAGCAAAGTTTGCAACAGGATTAAGATTGACAGTGTAGAGGTCATCACGCTGACGTTGGTTAGGACTGATTGCAATATCATCTGCATCGGTAATAACACCACGATTGAATCCAGCAGGTGCACCCCATGGACCAACTTGTGCGTCAGTAGAAGCCATCTTAGCGGAAGCAAATCCAGAAGATGGAACATAGACATAAAGGCCAGTGTAGTTGTCATATACTTTCATCCAGTTAGCGAATACAGTTGCATAAGAAGTATTAGCAAGTTCAAACTGGTGGCGCATTGCCCAGTAAATGTCAACGTAGAAGTTCTTAGAAGGATCTTTTTGTACCTTCTGTGACTTACCAGCTACAAGAATCTGACGAATTGGATCAGCAACGAATAGAATGTCACCACGTCCACCATCCTTAACTGGGCCTGCAAATGTTGCAAAGCGGTTAAAGATTGTTGTGTAAGCAGTACGAGCATCTTCATCAGCAATATCACTAGATGTTCTCAATGCTTCAATAGCATCTGTTGTTCTTGTATCATCAAATCCACGAGCAGAAAGAGTAGCATTAGCTGTCTCCATATATGTGTGAACAGTACCAAGACCACCTTCAGCAATAATATCAATGTCAAACTTACGATCATTACGAACACGATCAAGTGCACGATCAAGCTTCAATGGGATACTACCAATCTTCTTATCTGTAAGATTGACTTCACCATATGAACCAAGTGGAATGAGGTTGTCACCATATTCAAGTGAGCCACCTGAAAGGAAGTTTGTAAAGTAGTTAGTAGGAAGTCCAGCTTGTGCTGCAGTAACGTTACCATTTTCAAGACTAGTCTCAAGTGTCTTAGTATAAACACGTACCTTCTTAGCAGGTGTACCATCTGTGTTAAGTTGAACACCATCAAGAGCATCAGCAATGAATGGGTTAACAATAACGTCAACGTTACGAGATTGGTCTTCAACTGTATCAAGTGAGAAGTTAATTGGTGCACCACCATTATCAGCGTTACGCTGACGGTACTGACCGATTGAACCGTTATAACCTTCTTCTAGGAGATAGTCGAGCTTGTTAGCCTCCTTAGAGAAGACTGACTGACGAAGCTTGAATACACCAACGTTCAATGTGTCATCGAATTCACGAGTAGAGATGTCATAACCAACGATACGATCTTCCATGACTTGCGAGATGGAATTTGTAGCAGGGTTAGTACCAAACTCTGGAGTAGCTGTGAGTGAGAACTCAAAGCGTGAAGCAGGAACTTCTGTGAATGTGTCGAGTCCAGTAGCACCTGGAGTTGATGTTGCTGTGAATACTGTATCAATAGCTTCAAATGATGAAGCAGGGTTGATGTTAGTGTTATCAGCAAGACCAACATAGTAACCATTAAACTGACCATCAACAACAGTCTGTCCTTTGTTAACAACAATAAGAGCAGCACCTGAAAGGTCTGTTATACCATTAAAGTCTGTTACTGGTGTTGAATCGAATTCAAAGAGTTCACCATTTTTAAGTTGGAGATACTCTGTATCTGTTAATTCGAATTGAGTTGGGCGACCTAACACATAAGTAGCACTTGCTGTATCGAAATCAGTTGCAGTTGCTCCATTAACTGTATCCCAGACAGCACCGGGGTAAGCAAGAACACTGATCTTAGAACCGAACCCTTGACCGCTACTTTCACCGTATGGAAGACGGTTAACGAGCAATGAAGCGTTTGAGTTTAGAGCAGCGCGAGCTGTGTGATAGAAATATCTTTCTGCTGGTGTCTTTGGAGCACCATAGATTTGTTCAAACTCAGCAATATTACCGAGCCCTACAACTTCATCTGTTGGTCCTTCAGAGGCGAATCCAGCAATGTACGTCGTGGTGCCTGTCTGAGCCGTGCGTAGTGATAGATCACTCTCACGAATCTCGACACCAGGAGATTGAATTGTCCTTTTAGCCATACTATTATTTATGCTTTTCGAGACAAAAAACTATGCTATTAGACTATATAGTTGACTTTTAATAGTTAATAAGCTTTGTGTGTATCTGAGAATAGACGAATGTCATTGAAGATGTAATTTCAGCTGCTTCTCTATAGTTATACTCAACAGCACCAAGAATTACAGGAAAGGCTTTTGTGTAAGTAAACTCAATACGCTTATTGTTATACTCATCCATTCCAAATAATGTCATATCTGTCTGGTATTGTGAAAATGCTTGATCTGTTATAAGGTTCTTACCATCATATAGACCTTCCTTCTCATCATGCATAAGGTCAAGCCATTTATATAGCACCCAATAGTTATTGAACCCGTTATCAATAGTGAAGTCAACTGTTACAGGTGGATAAGGCTCTTTAGCATGAGATGAGTTATGAAGATTAGAACCACCATATCCAATCTGAATAGCTGGTACATTAATCTCAGGCACTACAGCACCAAATACAGAGAACTGAAAAGCATCTTCATTGACATTAAATGTCTGCCTATCTGATTTAGAGTCAATCTTTCTAAGTGCAGGTGGAAGTGAAAAGACAAGGTTAAACTTATCAGATCTGCTCTTATTAAGAAAAGATTGGTGATTTTGGTTTGTAGCCATACTATTATTTAATCTAGAGTGGTGTGAATCCTTGATCAATAAGGTCTAACAAATCATCACTTGGACCATCATTATCCATTCCAAAGTATATAGGGTTGAGATCTGGACTACCAGCTACTACCTCATTGTTTGTATAGATAGATGTTGGATCTTCAAAGAGTGATATACCAAAGTCAAGTGCTTCAATAACTTTAGGTCTACCTGTGTCATCTTTCTCAATGATCTCAAAGTATTGTTCACATATCTCATTATCTAAAACATAGTATGCATACATTAAAGCCATAACTAGGTCATCATTACAACCATGTCTTGCTTTCCATGTACCATTTGGGTAACGAACGAAATCACGAAGCTCTTCAAGAGTCTCTTCATCTCTCATTACAATAGACATAAGATCATTCATCCAATAGCGCATGTTCATAACACCCTTATGCTTTGTATTAGTATGTGCAATCATACCAGCCATTCTATTCTTTCTATGTGCAGTTCTATTACCATAAGAGACTAGCTTAGGGTAGCCTTTATCCATAGCAAGCCGATCTACAACTTGTGCACCGCAGTTGTTACGCTCAATAAGAGCTAGTGGTGAGCCATAGTTACGTAGAATGTCATGCACCTTATTACTAAACTCTAGAGGAGATATTTTATTGTTTCTATAAACAGCAACCTGTCTTATCTCCACTGGGTCAGTAATATCCATAACTTGAACAACAGATGAGTCTTTACCTACACCCTCAGCTGTATCAACCCCAGCAGCATATATCCTACCTGGTTGAGCTTCCTCCCAAACCTTATAGCAACCATCTTCAAGTATAACCTTTGGATCACAAACTTGACGTTGCATCATCTCATATAGCTCATCATCAATAGATGATTCACCAGAGTTAATCCACTCACAACAAAACTCTTGACGCCATGCTTCCTCTGAACCAATGGTCTGCCTAGTACTATTAGCCCATTTCTCATCACGACCAGGTACCTCATTCCACATAATCTTACCATATGCCCATCCATTATCACCATCTGTAGCACCAGAGTATAATCTATAGAATAAATTCTGTGTACCATTTGCAGTTGAACAAACGAATGCTTTAGATTTTTTAGATGAGGATATAATAGGAAAGACAGATTTCCAGAAGTCATCAACAAGGTGAGGTTCAATGAAAGCCATCTCATCAATAACCAAACAGTTAACAGATTGTCCACGAGCAGCTGTACCGGTTGTAGTTGTAATACCAATACGACTTCCATTCTCAAGTGTCATAGAGGTCTTAGCATACTCCTTCACAGGAGGTTTAAGCCAGTTAGGTAGCTCTTCATAAGCCATTCTAACACGAGAGAAGATCTCAATAGCAGTAGCTTCTTTGTTCGCAACGAGAAGGATGCGTTGATCTTTCTGGAAGCATGCCTGCCATAGTAGATAGATAGTCATTAGAGTAGACTTACCAATCTGACGAGAAGCTAATAGAATGTAAAAGCGATTGTCTCTCATTGCTCTTAAAGCCGTCTTCTGAGCAGGATATAGTTTAATCTTCTCTTTACCAGAATCAAGACTAACAATATAAAAGAAGTTCTCAGCAAAAAATAGAATATTCTTCTCTGCTTTCTTAAGAGCTTTAATCTTCTCTGGTGTATACTCACCTTTCCAATTTCTATTAGGGAGATTATCATTTCCCATATAGAACTGTCTATCGTCTTTTCCCATAGTACTATACTTATTTAACCCAGTCCATTTATTTTACAACTATTTATTGTTTTTTTAGTAAGTCACTATAAATAATAGTATGGCTAAGAAACAAGACCTTAAAGCGCTCGGCGAGGTTTATGGTAACCTCGGTAAAGAGGATGCTATGGTTGCTGAGAGTACAGAAGCACTTACCGTTGGTGATAAATCAGCTGCAGTGGGTGAAGCAGAACTTAAAGACGGTGGCCCTACCGAAGAGGGTGGCTTTGAAGAAGCAGAAACAGACGTTACTAAAGTAGGTAAGGATGAGAATCCCTATAATGTAAAGGGAGTTTCATATGGTGATGAAAATGCACCTGCACTAGAA